TGTTGGACCAGATTATTGTATCGGAAGGGATTGTTCTTATTTATTCCCAGTATATCAATGGAGGCCTTGTCCCGATTGCACTTGCCCTAGAAGAAATGGGATTCAAACGGTTCGGAGAGAGTTCCAAAACTTTATTTCGAGACAAAAAGAAGGATGCAAATGTATATAATTTAAAAAACGACCCCTCTTATACAGGAAAGGTTCAAACTGCAAAGTATGCTATGATAACCGGCGAAAAGATGTTAAGTCCGGACAACAATGCGGAGATTCGGGCATTAACTCATGACAATCACCAAGGTCAACATGTGAAGGTTGTCTTAATCTCTCAGGCAGGAACGGAAGGGATTGATTTAAAAAATGTGAGACAAGTCCATGTGATGGAACCCTGGTATAATTTAAATCGCATAGAACAAATCATTGGGCGAGCAAGACGTAATTGTAGTCATACCGAACTACCGATTGAAGAGCGCAATTTTATGCTGTTTTTGTATACATGTGTATTAAAAAATCCAAAAAGGGAATCCCTGGATAGTCTCTTGTATCGCATGGCTGAAAAAAAGTCTATCAAGATTGGCGTCATTAGTAGAATATTGAAATCAGTCTCGGTAGATTGTTTGTTAAACAAAGAGCAGCAAAATTTTTCAAAGATGACGGAGAGACTGACTCTTCTTTTAAGTAACGGGAAAAAAATAAGATATGAAGTAAAAGACAAACCGTTTAGTAGTTTGTGTGATTATACGCAAGATTGTGAATATGATTGCATCAATCAAATCAATCCTACCAACAAAGAGGATATATTGACCTATTCTTATAAAGATACTCAAAATAACAAACTAGAAGATAAAATAAAAAATCTGTTTATCAAAAAACACGTGTATCAGAAAGATGAACTCATGTTTTTACTGAAATCTCCAAAGGCAGAAATTTTACGAACGTTTACGGACATGATAGAGAATAAAACACCGATTAGTGATAAATACTCTAAATTAGGATATCTTGTAAACATTGCAGACCTTTATTTATTCCAACCTATAGAATTAAAGGATGTAAGAACGATGGATTATGACCGTATACGTCCTATTCCTGTAAAACATAAATCGTTTGCATTGACGCAAGAAAAAAGAGTCATTGAATCCAAAATCATGTCTGATTTAGAAACCCTATATACTCAGGCTACCATCCCTGTAGAAAACCCGGATGAAGAATGGTATCAACTCTATCCAAAAGCATGCGAATATATCAAAGAACACAGTGATATATCAGATGATGAATTAGAAGATTTCTTGATTCATCATTTATGTGACCAACTGACAACCGATAAAGAACTAGAAGTACTTCAATCCCTTTATTCTCAAACACAAGAATTGAATGCATTTCAAGAAAAATTAAAAGAGTATTATGAAACGCGTATCGTAGAAAGAGATGGGATTCGGGCGATAGGTCTTTTAAACAGAGAGGGGATTCGCAGTGTATTAGAAATCTATAGATGGAATCCAGAAGGGATGAAATGGAGAAAGGCGTCTCCTACTGAAAATGTTCTATTTAAAGACTTGTATACGCTTAAACCTTCGCCGGTGTATTCCACTTTAGGATTTATGGGCTATTATACAGACAATACGTATCAATTTAAAATCAGAGAACGAAAGAATCCGGATACAAGAGGTAGTTATTTACTCATTAAAAAGAAAAGCGACATTATTGATTTTTTGAATGAAGTTATTTTAAAGAAAACGGTATTTACCAAGGAAAATACCAAAAACAAAAAAAAGAATGAAGACATTACGCGAACCGAGTTGACTATTTTAGCTGAAATTTACATGAGACATTTTGACCGTGTAAAAAAAGAAAGGTATTTCTTCTCCAAAATAGAATATCATTTGTATATAGAAAAAAATTGAGATAAATACATAATCTTAAACAGTATAGAACAACATGTTTTCAAGGGTCTCTATTGAAGAGTCTATCTTAATTCCTTATCAGTATTGCGCTTCGCCTAAAAAATACTTTATGTCTTATGCGAAAGACAAACTAGAAGGAAAATGTCGCAATGAAGGATACTTGTCTATAGGAAGCATGACGTTGGAATCGTATTCGTGTGGACTCTTGTATGCAGATTCTGTCTCCTTTGATGTAATCTTTAAAGCGGACGTATGTAATCCAGAAATAAATACACTTACCGATTGCAAAATTATCAATAACACAAAAATTGGAATTCGGGGAATTTATCAAGAAACCGACAATCCAATTATATTCTTTGTAAGCCGAGAACACAATCCAAGTAAAAATTTTGATGATTATGTTATAGGTCAAACCATCCAGGTAAAAATCATAGGAACCCGGTTTGAGTTGAACGACTCTTCCATTTCTTCCATTTCAGAAATAATATAAATACCTCTTGATTGTATTTTTAATGAATACTGATTTGGATAAAATGATGAGAATTATTGAGAGTTTTACAAAAGAAGAACATATTCATATTCTTAAAATTATAGTTCAAAAGGATAGCGTGGCTGTAAGTGAGAATAGTAACGGCACGTTTGTTCAAATGGATGAAGTCGCAAAAGAAACTGTAGAGCTCATTCAAAAATACATTGAGTATGTACTGCTTAAAGAATGTGACATTAAGAAGATAGAGGAGACAAAGGAACGTCTAAAAAATAATATAAATGAATAAATATAAACTAGATAATGATTGCCTCGTTCTCTCCTTACTTCATGAAAAGCAGTTTTGATATTAGAGCGGTTCCTCGTAAAAAAAAATCAAAATCGCGTACTCCCCCTAGTTTATTCACTCAATTTTACAAGAGAGTGAATCAAATAGACCGTACAACAATTGAGGATACCACATATCATGAATGTAAAGAAAGAACTCTATTGGCGGAGAAGATAGAAGCCAAAGGAATAAAGTTTAAGAAACGGGAAACCATTATGAATAATCTGGTTTACGATAAAGAAATTTCACTTGAAACTCTCTCTGTGTTATGTACTTACTATCAGGTGAATCTTATCTATATCAAAGGAAGAACCTTTGTAAAAATGGGAAATGCAGATACCCATGCTGACAAACCTTTTTGGATGAACGAAACGAATCAGTTTATAGAAGAGATAGACCTGCAAAATTATTTAGAAGTTTCCCTTGAAAAACCGTTAAAATCCGTAAGTTATTATTTATTAGGTCAGCTACAAGACATGTCTAGACGTCTTTTGTTGCCTGTAGAAAACTACAAAAAGCAAGAACTTTATCATTCTATCAAACAAGTATTGGTAAAATTATATAAAATTGAAGAATGAAATAAATCAATAGTAATATATATATCATGAGTCTAGCTACCGCATTATCGGTATATCAATCTTTTCTCAACTTCAAATTTGGTAAACGAAGCTCTAAACCTTATGAGGAAGATGATTTGCGAAAAACAAAAACCCATTTGGAAGGAGAGGTCCGCTTCTATTCTATTGATAAAATGCAGTTTGAGCGTATATACCAGACGCTTGCTTCTTATGGATTTGTCAAGTCAAAAGAAGAATATCAATTAAAAGTGATTCATTACATGACGGATAACATGTCTAAAATTCGTTGTGAATTAAACGACCTTACCCAAATCAGAGAGTTTTGCAAAACCAATGTACTTCCGTTAGAGACAAAATATAGGTTGAAGCAAAAAATGGAAGAGTATCCAAATTATTACGACAACAAACAGTTTCAGTTTCGGTTTGCGATACAGAAAGAGATTGAATTAGAGGCCTCTGACAAAAGAATAGAAGAAATTCAAACAAACTCCGGATTATCCGATAAAAGTTTTCGTTATATGAATCGTGTCGTGATGACGCATCCAGCTATGCCTGAAATTCAAGTGGACTTGAGTATTGTCAAGTCTGTGAATAATCGTGGTGAGTTACTCAAAGAGAAAACCTTTTCCAGTAGTAAATTGTTCTCTCAGCCTGAAGTCTACGAAGTTGAATTAGAATTGATAAATTTGGAGCATATTCACAAACACTTTTCAGGTGCAGTCCAAAACATACAAAAAACAATTCGTTATATACAATGTGGTATACAGAACACGTCTTTTCCCATTTCCAAAAAAGAACAAACGGATGTTCTGGACGAATATTTAAATTTACTCTTTGTAAAAGACAAACCCAAGTTCATAGACACGAAGAATTTCATTGGTCCTTCTTCTTATACGTTACAACAGATGAATGTCATTAACGACCCCGACAACAATTCGCCCTGCATTCTAAACGATTTCTGTGTGACCGAAAAAGCGGATGGAGAAAGAAAGTTATGCATGATTTCAAGAAGTGGTCGTATTTATTTAATAGACACCAACATGAAGGTTCAATATACCGGCTGCACAACAACCAAAACAGAATTACAAGCGTGCTTATTAGACGGTGAATTTATACCTTATGGCACACAACACAAAGTGCTTGATTTATACGCAGCATTTGACATTTACTTTTACAATGGAATAAATATAAGACGACAGCCCTTTTATAGTAAAACCGAAAAACAGAACAGATATGACCGTTTAAGGTTGGTGATGAAACATATACAAGATACGGTTCAATACGAGAGTGATGCTAATCCAATGAAATTTCGTGCAAAAGAGTTTCACATGTCTGACGAAACGACTCACATCACAGAATGCTGTCAAAAACTATTTCACAAGATAGAGACCGGAATCTTTGAATACGAAAACGACGGACTCATCTTCACATCCATGTCTTTAGGCGTGGGTATGGAAACCAAAGAAGACAAGCTTAAAGATTATAAATACACCTGGACTCACAGCTTCAAATGGAAGCCGCCCGAGTTTAATACGATTGATTTTCTAGTACAATGGAAAGATATGCATTATATTTCGTCAACCAAAAGTCAAAACACGGAGCCGTACCAGTTGGTACATTTGTATGTAGGGCATGACCCAAAACAAGGGATGTTGAATCCACAAGATTTATTGTTTCAAGGAAAAGTCCCTTCAATCACGGCTTCTTCGGGGTATACCAAAACATTGTTTATACCGAGTGAACCCTATGACAGTACGGCTTACCAAGCTTATTTACCTCTTTACGACAATCAAGGAACGCGTATGCCTTTTACCGAAAATAAAGAAGTCTTGGAAAACGACAGTATTGTTGAGTTTAAATATGTCTTTACCGAAGACAAGCGGTTCAGGTGGGTACCTCTAAGAGTTCGCTACGATAAAACCGCAGACTATAGAAAAACACAAAAAAATTTTGGTAACTCCTATCATGTAGCAAACAGTAATTGGTATAGCTTGTATCACCCCATTACCAAAGAAATGTTATGCAACCAGACTTTGCTGCCGACCTTTAGCGACATGGACCAGAAAATTTATTATAATCGTTCTGGTTCAAAATCGTTTACCCGACAACTTAGAAATTTTCACAATTTATTTGTCAAAAGTACTTTATGTGATTCGGTCATGACGCGTAATTGTACCCTCATAGATTACGCGGTTGGAAAAGGTGGAGATTTATCTAAATGGATGAGCAACAATCCGAAATTTGTCTTAGGTATAGATATTTCCAAAGATAACATTCACAATACAAAAGACGGAGCCTGTACTCGTTATCTTGAACTGAAAATGCGGAAACGAAATTTATTTGATGCTCTCTTTATTCAAGGAGACACCAGTAAACGAATCATAGGCGAAGAATTTGCCGTACAGGAAGACAAAGAAGAAGAACAAAAAAGTAAATTTGTCTTTCAACAGGTGATGGGTCTTACTGAAAAATCAAGAAAAATGGGGTCTTATATTGAAGACAACTATGGTGTTGCAAGAAACTTATTTGATGTAGGGTCTATTCAGTTTGCAGTACACTATATGTTCAAAACAAAAGAAACCTTGCATACGTTTATGAAGAACTGTGCAGATACCATCAAAGTGGGCGGTCATTTCATTGGAACCTGTTACGACGGACAAAAAATATTCCAAGAATTGAAACTTTTGAAAGAAGGTGAAAAAATAGAATTGTACAAATCAGAAGATTGCAAGAGTACCTCCGATATGAAAAAAATATGGGCAATCACTAAAAAATATTCTCATGCAGAATTTCCACAAGATGAATCTTCGCTCGGTATGACCGTAGGCGTATTTCAAGAGACCATTAACAAAGACTTTGACGAATATTTGGTTCATTTTCCGTATTTTATAGAAACCATGAAACAATATGGGTTTGAATTAGAAGATAGGATGCCGGGTACAGATTTTCCAGGATGTGGTAATTTTAGTTTATTATATGATACCATGGTGAAGAGAGGAGGTAACTTCCTGATGTGTGATAAAGAAAAGAAGATTTCTTTTATGAATAGATACTTTGTGTTCAAAAAAATAAGAAAGGTAGATTCTGGATTGGTGTTCAAAGGATTTTCCAAGAAAGAAGAAGAGTATTTCGGAAAAATAGGAAAAGCGGTCAAATTAAATATACCAATTAAATTAACAAAATAGAGATATGTTCAATACTAGGATAGAGATGAATATATACAATATTCATGAACTAATCCCTATTGTTCAACCTATAGATATTCAAGTAAACCAGAGAAATGTCATGTATACAAATGTCACTTTACGAAGCTATATACATACCATTAAACGAGAGATTGACGACTGTCTCTTAGAATGGGAAAAAAATAAAAGAAAATTAAATCCGTATGAATATATTAACACACCTTTTGATTCTTTTACTCCTTGTGTTTGTATTTATAAGCCCATTTCTCGTGCATTTTTTAAATTATTAGAGATTATCCATTCGTTACCCTTTGTATTTCCAAAAGTCATGAAAAGTTTCCATCTCGCGGAAGGTCCTGGAGGTTTCATTGAAGCGATACAATATGCGCGTAAAAACACTCAGGATACCTACTACGGCATGACGTTATTAGACAAACACAAAGACGTACCTCTTTGGAATAAATGCGAAAGAAGCATTATGAAAGGAAGTTCCAATATTATTATAGAATCGGGAGATGGAACGGGGAATTTATACCATGTAGAAAATTTACTGTATGTACGAAAACATTACGAACATTCCATAGATTTTATTACAGCGGACGGTGGATTTGATTATAGTATTGATTTTAACAACCAAGAAGAAAGCTCATTGCATCTTATTTTTTCTGAAATTTGCTTTGCTCTTATGATGCAGAAAAAAGGAGGACACTTTGTGCTAAAAGTATTTGATACATTCAGTTCGTCTACCATAGAATTACTGTACCTCTTGACGTACCTATATGAAGAAGTCAACATCTCTAAACCAATGACCAGTCGTCCTGCGAATTCAGAGAAATATGTCATTTGTACAAAATTCAAGATGGTGCATAACTTAGAAGAAATAAAAGACCGTATTTGTGAAATATATTCACACATCCAGTCCCAACCCTATCGGTCTATCTTGAATATAGAACTCCCGAATAGCTTTTTGAACAAAGTGAGAGAAGTCAATTCTATTTTTGGACAAAGTCAAATCTCTACCATTCTTTCAGTACTTACGTATATTAACGACGAAAAGAAGGTTGAAAAAACAGACCAACTCAGAAAGTCGCATATCAACAAATGTGTGAAATGGTGTAAAAAAAATCATATGGAAATCCATGAAAAATATTATGGGATTTACTGATAATATTCTATTAATGTATATGGCATCACCTAATTACAGTATAGCTGAAGGAACTTATAAAAGGGTCTTTATACTAAACCCTCCTACGAACTTTGCGTATATGACATCCAAAGTTAAAACCCCACTAGCTTATAAAGCAGCTAGAGACGAAAAGATATATACCCATAGTCTTCATGTAATTTCTCCAACAATAGTAGCGAACGCATTAAATATAGATGAGACAAATAGGGAAAATCTTTCAAAATTGCCCATCCTACCTGATGAATTTGTATTTAAAAAACCACTAGTACAACCAGTAGATAATAGGAGGGAATCTAGACTTTATAGAGAAATGTGTGAGATCATAGATATACTTGCGTTACATGGATTATGCTTTTTAGATATGAAACCTGCAAATGTGGGCCGATTGCACGGAAGGCTCGTCATTATAGACGCAGATATAAAATATTTATATTATGTTACTCCTGAACTTATGGAGTATTTTAAACAATCCGGTAAATTGATAGCATTATTTAACACTATGAGAGTAAATTTAACACCTGCCGAATTACAAGAGCAATTTAGTCTTGGACCCGATTTTTTACTTGCTACAGACCTAAGTCTAGCACAAAAAGAAGAAATTATACAAATGAATAGAGTTTATATACCTGAAGGACACCATTTGGAATTTCCAAAATTTTGTATATCTTTTTATGGAGAAAAGGCGTTTCTTGATATAAAAAAAGCAAACCCCAGAGAATTCTTTCCTTATTCAGAATATGAATATAGTATAAACGTACCGTTGGAACGTGTAGGATTACAATTAGACTTAGATACCTATTTATGGGAAATGAAGAAACAAGAAACACATACCAAAGAAGAAGAAGCGAAAAGAAAACAAGAATATGCAAAATATAAAGAATTCGTTTTGTCAAAATCAAGAAGCCTACAAAATAGCACAAGAAATACGCATAATAATTCAAGAAGCCTACAAAATAGCACAAGAAATACGCGTAATAATTCAAGAAGCCTACAAAATAGCACAAGAAATACGCGTAATAATTCAAGAAGCCTACAAAATAGCACAAGAAATACGAGTAATTCAAGAAATTCACGTAATTCCAGAAATACGCATAATAATGTCGCAAATTCTAATATTCACAATAGACATAGACCTAATAGTAGTATGTCTCGCTATCCGCCAAGACCCATGAGTTTTTTTCGTGGGATAAACACATTACAACGCATAGGAAGAACAGTTGCGGGTCCAGCTATAAACCAATATACTGGTTTTCATTTTTAATCATTAAGTGTGTTTACAATCCTTCACATGGGCTCGGTCTTGCCTCACCGTGACACAATTCTCTTTAGGCATGGATTGACCTTTGATGTTGACATACCCTGTATCTATGGTAGCTCTAGCCGTTGCATAATTTTTAAGTTGTACATTGGCCATAACTGTATCGTATTTTAGACGATTTGTTCTAGACGAAGAACTCACACCTCCCTGTACACCAAACGTAGTATTAGAAGGTTTAATAATAATTTTGTTGCATGTGCCTGTTACCCCAGGATTTTCAAAACCAGACCCACTTGTATATGTATAATCTGCTAGTTTTTTACCTTTTAGTTGATTTTGGTCGTAGGTTTTACAACGTTTTTGTAAATATTCGCGAGTGGTTGTACAGTACTGGCGACTTACGGGTCCAGAGCATCTGCGAATCGCAGTACATTCCCCGTTTGCTCTTTTGGAATGACAATCTTCTTTAATACGTGTCACATCTTCTACTACACAATGAATTGGATTGGAGGTAACACTTGTACTTGTTCCATTGATTTGGTTGAGAGTCACCTTTGTTCTAGCGGCTCCATTGACCGAGTTCAAACGCTTACGCCAAACTTTTTGGGGTCTCGGAAGTTTTTTTAAACAAACCGTAGGAAGAGTTGTACCTATAGAAGTACACGTTCTTTTTTCAAATAATACGCTTTTATTCACTGGGTTATAATACGCTGACCCGGGCATGATATCATTGGTGGCGTTATTTACTCTAGGAATGGTAACTAACACGATTTTTTCAACAGTTACCGGTGCATTTATGGGTCTAGATGGATAAGGTCCTGCTACATTTACTTCAGGCCGAGTATTGGATGGATATACACTTACTGTAGGCGGTCCTTTCCACGTAAATCTCATTATATATATATGATACTTAAAATTCTACTGCTGATTATATTTTTTCAGTTATTTTTAGAATGTTTTAGAGAAGGGATGATAGGCCAAGAGAGTGAGGTTGAGAAAGAAACGCCTTTTAATTTAGAAGATATCGTTTTAAGCAAAGATTGTCCCTATAATGATAACCGTAATAACATTAAATATCCCTATTATAATCAAACTTTAAATACCTATACCAACAAAAATAATTTCCTTTACAACAATTATCAAAATATAATAAAATACGCAACCACTCCTTGCAATTAATTTAATATCTATCTATTCTAATGTTTAATCTTCATGATAAATTATATCTGCTGTGTTGGGCTTTTTTATACGTCATCATTTTATTTCTAGCTTCTCACAGGTTAAAATAATTGAATCATGCATTATCTACCGATTCCATAAGGTTTTTCATAGAATATCCTGCATCCAATCGTTCCTTGATTAATTTTTCTATTTGTTTTTTAACTACAGGAATAATGTCATATTTACACATAAATGTATTGAATTTATCTAACACAAGGGTTTCGTCGGCAATATCTCCTTTCATCTTAGACTCAACCTTTAATCCATCCAAGTATTTTACTACACCTTTTTCGTCTGCGGGTAACGTTAATCCGCTATTTTTTACATTTACCTTTATTAAATGATGATAATATGTATTTATCATTTTCTTTGCCATAGTGACGCGACATCCTCCCGTGGAGAACACCGAAGCATATTTAGCGGCTAACCTAGAAACACTGTTTCTAAAGGTACATGTTTCACAGGAAGCATTACAATCCGATATATCTTCGCTGTTAAATCTTTTTTTTGTAAAATGTTTGTATACACATGCTATTTTCTTAGTATAAGAAGATTTACCCCTTATTACATACGGGTTTACGATATTGACAACATCTTCATCTTTTAATATAGTCTTTGTATTCTTAATAGAAGAACACTTAGAAGACATAGACTGATAGATAAGGTAACATTTGAGTAAGACTTTATAATCTGACACTCTTGTGATAAGTTTCTGTATGTGGACTTTTCTTCCTTCGTCTGTTTCTCGTATGTTTTCAATGTATTGGAATAGACTGAACACATGATGTCTCAATTTTTTTTTACCATTGATCAATCCAAAAAAATCAAGAAAAGAATCGGAATAACGTGTACCATACTCAGGAACTTCTGAAGTATTGGGTCCCTCTTTATCACAAGATACAACTGCCACATTTTTCTCTATATACATATCTTTTTGCAAAAGAAAGTTTTCAGGGTTTATGGTTTTGATTGGACATCCCGTCACCATTTTATGGAAAGGAATATGTAAAAAGGGTTGTGGTTGGTTATCAAATGCTTTTCTAGATAAGTTATTTAGACTGCCCATGGGTATATTTAAAAACTCTGCTAGAAGATACAAAGGTCCAACTAGGACGGCGGATATTCCATAAGTAAACATAGTCTTTAATGTACGAATCATACTTGGTCCAGGGTCTAATTGCTTCTGTGTTTGATTTTGTTTTTGATTCATGAGTGATTTTGCCATACTCATCGCCGTACCCATACCCCCTCTGCTTTTTAGTTTCATTCGGTATCTACGCGTTTTTTTCATTACACTAACTCTATATTAATTTCTTCTCACCTTCCGTAAAAAAGTCACCGAACCGTTATACGCATCTCCGCCAAACGATTTGTCGTTGTAGTTTTTGTTTATCATACTTAACCCTTTGAATTTTGTAAAAAGAGAACCGTCGGATACATATTTGTTGTTTCCGCTATAAAGAGGAACTTGTTTGGGGGTAACGCCTGCAGTCACCGTATCACAATTGCTATTGAGAACACTGCCTCCCATTTTTAATCTTAATTTGGATGAATTGACGTCGTTCACTTGATTTGACCCGCCGCACGTCTGATACGCGCGAGACAAAACATCTCCTTGATTAAACGCCGTACGGAAAGGTCCGGCCAGAGACCGCATTTTTCCATTAGGAAGAGTGATTTGATTAGTTTTGAATGCCTTTCTCAGTATTTTTCGTTTCAAGGCATCTTCAGAACAAAAAGAAGTATTTGCAAATCCCGCGCCAGGTCTTCCACCAGGTATGCCCCCTCCTAGAATGCTTGTTTTTGTTTGTTCGAAACCAGACATGTATACTATCTCTATAAAATAATTATATCCCTTAGGTCATAATCCTCGGTACGATATTCATGGAAATTAATTCTTGAAAGAGAAGTTTGCAGCTAAAAGGGACTTCCACATAAGAGAACTCTGTCTTGTTCTCACATATCTTGCAAAGATGAATGTGTTTCTTTTCGTTGTAAATAGCAATCATGCCACATCGCTTGCATACATGAAAGGAGTATTTGTCAGACACATCGTACATTCTCTCTTTGGTGAATCTGGAGGCTCCGTGCGAAATCATACAATCGCGTTCCATTTCTCCAAAACGGAGTCCCCCGTCACGACTGCGACCTTCTGCCGGCTGCCTCGTTAGATTCACCATGGGACCAATACACCGACTGTGCTGCTTGTCGTTCACCATGTGTTTCAAACGCTGATAATAGACAGGACCGATAAAGATTGAGGATTCAATTTGTTGACCCGTCTTTCCATCGTACAATACTTCGTTTCCTTTGGATTCATAATTGTATTTTTGTAATTCTTTAAAGATGGTGTTCATGTTGATTTCGCCAAAGCTTGTGCCGTCACCAAAGAGTCCAAGTTCTATCAGTAGCTTACCCAATACGGTTTCCTTGATTTGCGCAATGGTCATGCGTGAGGGAATCGCATGTGGGTTGATAATCAAGTCTGGACGAAGACCGTCTTTTGTAAACGGCATGTCTTGTTCGTCAATAATATTACCAATGGTGCCTTTTTGTCCGTGTCGGCTGGAGAATTTGTCACCAATGTTGGGTTTTCGTAACGTACGAATTTTTACTTTGCAAAAGTTATATCCGTCGCCATTCCGGTCAATGAACACCTTGTCAATGTAGGATTCTTCATCCGTACGATAACACTTGCTTTGGTCTTCGTATTTCACAATTTTGGTATTGTCGTTTTTGTTCTCTTTAATCACAACTACCTTGGCGATAATAATATCCTTGTCTTCCACGAGAGTATCCTGGTCCATGACACCGTGTTTATTAATTTTGCTATAGTTTCCAAACTTCATGTTTTTGGTATTCAGCTTGTTGGGATTCATACGAATTTCTTCTTCTCCATTGGTCTTTTTATCCTCGTCTTTTTCGGTATGGTAAATGGTTGCGTGAAATAGACCGCGGTCAATGCTTCCACGATTAAACAAGATACTGTCCTCTTGATTGTAACCACTGTGTGTCATAATCGCGACAACAACTTGATTCCCTGAGGGAAGTCTATTCAATTTCAACATATTCATGATGCGGGTCTCTACCAGGGGTCTCATGCTGTAATTCAGAACATAGGCTGTTTTATCCATCCTTTGTTGTGTATTAGATACATAGACGCCCATGGCTTGTTTTCCCATGGCGGATTGGTAGGTATTTCTAGGAGATTGATTGTGTTCAGGGAAAGGAATGCACGAAGCAATCACACCGAAGATGGTACTTGGATGAATCTCGCAATGCGTATAATGGTGCTCTGGTTGAATTTTATGAGGTTTTGTTGCAATCATGCTCATGGACTGTTCATAAGGGTCTACATACTCAATGACCGATTCCCCAATCTTTACCGAAATCAACAAATCATCCCAGGTAAGTTCTCCCTTTTCAATCTCTTGAATCATTTTTTTGGTAATCATCAGAGCATTATCCTTGACTTTGAAGAGTGGACGAAGTAAACGACCATATTCGTTGGAAATGAAGATTTCTTTGGTCGCATAATTGAACACGATAGAAGTATAGATATTAATAATACCTTTGGATTTTTTGTCCTTGAGCTCTTTGTAGAGTTCAATCGGACTCTCGGTAATACCGACCCACCGGCCATTGACAAACACCTTGACCTTGTTGTAATATTTTCGGGGAGGATGAGATTCGTCCAGGTGAATAATCTTGTGTTTCAGATATTCATAAATGGGTGCACTGTCGGAATAGCCAGAAATGGTCGTCATATAACTCAAATTCTTCACCACTCCAATAGATTGACCTTCAGGAGTCTCCGCTGGACACAGGAATCCCCACGAAGAGCCGTGTAACTTTCGCGGTTCAATCAACTTGCCGCTTTTGTCAATCGGCATATTGATACGTCGCAAGTGACTGAGCGTAGAGGCATAAGTTAGACGATTCAGTACTTGAGCTACGCCTACTTTGTTAGAGTTCAAATGTTTAATTCCAAAGTCTCCTGTAGAAAGTGCACGTTTCAGACCATTCTCAATGGTAGAAGACTTTACAATTTTATAAATATTGGTCAGTGTGATAATACTGCTGTAATCCTCAGTTGATTTCCAAGAACCGTTGTTGATTTCGCGTATGACTCTTTTTTGAATGTCTTTGACCACTTTATTGAAATAATTACGAAACAGATTATTAAGAAGCGTCCCGGTCAGTTCAATGCGTTTGTTGTTGTAAGAATCGCGCTCGTCGCAAGGAATAAATCCAAGAGCGCTTCGTACAATACGATTGACCATATAACCCAACAAATAAATCTTTTCAGTCGTCGTCACACAGTTCGGAAACAAATCATTTGCTAACACGTCCATCGCAAATTCTTGTTTCTTCTTTTGACCTTCATCTTTGTCCATGTTCAACGGCGTGTAGATAACCGAGTTGACAATGTATTTCAGACAATCCTCATAGGTCAAATACTCCACCGACTGCATGATGGAGGCTTTAAGATATTGAAGAACCTCGTAATTTTCTTGAACCGCCACGTCCAGGCAAATCATCTGACAAATATCCTTGTCACTTTTCACACCCAATGCACGAAACAGAATGAATAAGGGAATAGGCCTCTTTAATCGTGGGATTTGAACCAATATTTCATTTCCACATGATGTTAGACGCGAAGAAATCATCATGTAAATTTGCTTGGGTGAGATGCATTTCCAGTCAGGAACGGAACGAATCTCAGACGTATACAACCATTTATGACCTGGCTTTTGCTTGTAACAGAAGATGGAATTGTCGGCAGGTTTTTCTTGTCCAATACATGTTTTTTCCGAACCATTGATGATAAAGTATCCACCCGGGTCCATGTTACATTCTTCCGTGACATGAGGGTCAATATAACTGTACTGGTTCAGAATACAGATACACGACTTCAACATAATTGGAATTTTACCAAATTGGATTTTGGACAATTTAATGGTTTTGGTCTCTTCATGTTCCAATTTTTCTCCGGTACGAATAAGATATTTAATATTCAAATCAATGGTGAAATTGGACGTATACGTGAAATTGCGTAACCGAGCATTGTTTGGAAACATCAACTTGGTGGCTCCATTGTTTTCATGGATTTCAGGTCGGTAAATACACAAGTTCTCAAATTCAATGAAAACTTCCAATCTATAATTTTTGCATTCTTTGATATAATCGTGCGGAGATTTAATATGTAAAGGATTGAACATTTGTATGGTTCGTTTCATCTGATTCTGAATGAAATCGTTATAAGACTCAACCTGATGTTTGACCAACTGCTGCAAATGCTGATTAGAGAAATAAGACTCAATCACTTTCCAGCAATCTTTTTCTTCGTAGGACTCATCACGTCTAGAATTCATTTTTCCTACTATATTTCTAGTATAACTTTAAATCAATTTTATTTGTTTAGAATACCTTTTTATTTTGTTTCAAACAATATATGAGTTTAAAGACAATTCAAATGGACCCCACACATCTGAAAATAACAAAGACTAAAAAGACAAAAAAAGTGATTATACCCCCTTCGGTGATGATTAATCAACCCAATCTTCGGCAAATCTTATTAGACAAGTTGATGAAGCACCGTAAAACACAGAAAAAAACGGAACCTTCACCTTCTATCATGAATAATAATTTTGATGACCAATGTTCCATTACCTCTCCGATTATTCCAGAAGTTCACGTGATAGAACCCTCTATTTCATCCATTTTACATGATAAACCCTATGGAATATTAAAAAATGGAATAAAACCTACTTTTAAAACATGGAACAAGACCCAGAAGAATCTACCTCTACAAGAATCACCTGTCTCTATGACAGAACCGAGTCCGTCTGATTTTTTCAGGGAGACAACCCAGGTAGACTGCGAGGCATTACCCGTCAAGGTTGAACCTGTAAAGATTCAACTTGCAATCCCACAAGAACTTGCACCAGAGGTTATAGAACCTAAAATTGAAAAACGACCTATCAAGGTTGGAAAAAGTAAAAAAAATAAAACAGTACAAATATGGATTGCATGTAACAAAACGCGTAAACAAAAATCAGAAGACCACGATAGTCTTCGTAAAACAAACTTAACCACGGTTAAGAATTATTTAAAAAATAACAGACTTATCAAGGTGGGGACTACAGCCCCCACCAATTTAATTCGGCAGATTTATGAAAATGCAAAATCCTATGGAGACGTAGTCAATGAAAACAAACAGAATTTGTTGTATAATTTTGAAAAAGAAAAAGAGTCAAAAGGAACTTTCTAAACAATTTTTGCAGCACATCTCGGACAAAAAGTATGACAGTCTGCCCATTCTAGAAACGGTTCTCTTTTGAAGACATGACCGCATTCACGTACTAAAATAACTTTGTCTGTGGGTAAAAAATAACTACGGTCGATTGGACATATTTTTATATTTGAACCTAGTAAACTAGAGTATTCGCATTCTATGTACAAGTTTGGTTTCATCAAAACGTCTTTATCTTTGTCCTTGTCTTTATCATTGTCTTGATGTGTATCTTTTTTGTATTGTTTTATGTTTTCTTGATGCACTTTCATCAAATTTATAAGAGAAGTTATATTTTTACTATTTTGTAAAAGTATCTCTTCCATAAAGGTATCTTTGTAAAATTTTTAAATAGTTACAGTCGTAAACTATTTAATTATAAAAAACAAGTAATATAGATATGAAAGGCATTTGTGGTCTAGGAAATCTAGGAAATTCATGTTATATCAACTCGGCGTTACAAATACTTTCACAGATAGACGAATTGAATGATTACTTATTTACAATAGATAAACTAAGCGATATACCTGACAGTACTCTTGTATTGGAATGGGTAGGGTTAGTAAAAATGATACGAGAGAACCATTGTTCTATTTTACCCTACCGATTTATAGAAAAAATGGGTAGGGTTTCAACCCAAAAAAATAGGTCAGAATTTTCTACAAAAGAACAGAATGATTCGGTTGATTTTTTTGAGTATATGTTAGAATGCATACACAACTCGTTGAACCGTGTAGACAAAACCATTACATTTGAAAAATCAGGTTGTCTACAAGTGGATAATTATCTTAAAAAAATCGTTGAAACCGACGGTTCCATGGTTGCAAAATTATTTGCGGGCTGTATACTAAACCAATATATTCATCCAACGACAAAAAAGATTGAATTTTATAAATTAGAACACGGATATAAGATTGAATTATCTATTCCTTTAAAAGAAACCGTGTTAACTCTATACGACTGTTTTATAGAAACTTTCAAAGAAGATTCTTTACATGGCGAAAACGCGTGGTTTGATGAAAAGGCAAACATAAAAAAGGATGTTTTAAAACGAAGTGCGTTGGCGTATACACCGACGATTCTGTGTCTCCATTTGAAACGATGGAAAGAGAATTTTTCCAAAAATAAGAAGAAAATAGAGTCTCCGCTTCTCTTAGATATGACGCGATTTACGATTTATAAAGAAAAACAATTGTATCAACTGTTTGGTATATTGAATCACGAAGGAAGTATTCATGGAGGACATTATTATTCGTATGTTTTACGAGAAAAACAATGGTTTTCCCTGAACGACCAAATTGTTCAGTTTATTTCATCGGATGACATAATACATGAAAGTAATTATTGTCTATTTTATAGAAAAATAAAATAATGATTCATTATAAATATGGATAATTCCTTAGAAGAATTCTATAAACAGTATCATGTGAATCTAATCATATTGTTTGGAGTGATTGTTGTTATTTATATCGGTATTTTTACGTTGTTTAATAATTTTTCTTTCAATACACCTCAAGCAAAGCCTTGGATAATTCTGATTGAACTCATCATGTGGGGATTATTTATTTTAATTATCTACATGAATATTAAACATTTTAGGGTGTACGACTTTAAGTTCAGTCAGATTCTATATAATTTATTCGGTACAAAGAGAACTGAAATGGAAATACATGTACATAATCCCAATACAAAAAATCGTAAACCAGGGTCTAATATAGATGCGTCCAATCACGATATGGATAGGAATGCATCCAATAAATATAAGGATACTCGCAATAACTATAGGGATGCCTCCAACAATCCCGTAAAATGTACCAACTTAGATGAAGATGGTGAAGTATTTCACATACCTGATAATAGCTATGGTTACGATGAAGCATCTGATGTATGTAAGTTATTTGATGCTCGTTTAGCGTCCTATGATGAAATTGAAGATGCCTATAAAAAAGGAGCCAATTGGTGTAGTTACGGATGGTCTAGTGACCAATTAGCTTTATTCCCTATTCAAAAATCCATGTATAATGAACTAAAAAAGATTCCTGGACATGAGCGAGATTGTGGACGTACCGGAGTCAACGGAGGATATATGGAAGATAAAAAGATGAAATTTGGTGTCAATTGTTATGGTAAAAAGCCTTATGCTGGAGAAGATGACCTTGAATATATGAAAAGGTTCAGTTATTCAGATGCCTATCCGGACGAAGAGCTAAAGGCATTAGAAAAGAGAAAAGAACAAGTGAAGAAATTATTGGTCGCACCTTTTAATAAAGAAAAGTGGAACGAAGATTAATGGTTCAGCTATTTCTTAGTCATGGTCTTATTCTTCTTATTTTTTGCGGTTTTCGTTGTCGCGGGTTTCCGTTTTCGGGTATGTACCTCTTTTTGTTCCATATTTAACATTTTGTAAAAATGCTTCATTTTCTCTTCTAAAGATTGAGTACCCAATCGCATAGGTATTTTTTTGATAGGTAGAACCGTCTTCACTTCTAAACCAAAAGGCAACATTATACTCTATATAGATTAATGTTTGCGTCGTTTTATCATAAATATAGTCCTTGTTTATAATAAAATGAATGTGTTAGATTTTTATCAAAGTGAAAATATAGAAATTGGCGAACCCATTGAACTAGACGATGACAATTATTTTTGTAAAGTATCTTACAAGAATTCACCTTTTATGATAAAAACGAACAAGGTGTGTTATTATAAACAAAAAAATATTCCGAATCACATGTATATATCCATTACAAGCAAAGAATATTTAGAATGGGTTGAACAATTTTACCATGATTGTATAGAAAAATTCCACACGGTATCCTCGGATTGGTTTGAAGAAGAAATGACAAGGTCTGATATTGAATGTTCTTTTATCAATCCTTTGAAAACCAATATTAAAGACAATTGTTTTGATATTTTGTGCAGTATAGATGATAATCGTATCATGGTAACCGATACGAATGATAATGTTCACAGCTTAATTTCTTTAAAAGACCACGAAGTTATCCCGACATTTCATATCAAGGGTATTAAATTTAACAGTAAACATTTCTCCTTAGAGATAGAGATTAATCATCTATGTATTATACTTTCGGATGAGCCTAAGGAAGAAATCACGGAAGTAAAGAAAGAACCTGCTATAGAAACGCCAAAAGATGTACCCTTAGAAGAATTAAGTGAATTTATCGTAAAAACAGATGATTTAACCAACGCAGAAGTCCATTTAGATAATTTAAATATATACAAAGTCTATGAATTTTTGAATACCAAAATAAAGGAAACACTTATAGAAGAGATTAGGACAATATTTACTTCTAAAAAAATAAAAACAAAGTTAGATTTTTCTGAGGTCGTTGACGATGAAGAACCCGATGAATAATTATTTAGAATAAAAAAATATTTTATATTCTACTCTATATAATGAATATCAGTAAAATGATGAAAACACCCTCCAATAGAGTTTTTGGTATGATACTTTTGTTTGGGCTTGTCGTTCTTGCGGTTATCTTAATGAAATACAATCAAACAAAATCTTCTTCCAAAGAAAAGATGTCTTCCCGTTATAGCCCGGCGCTCTACGATATGTCATCCAATGAACCTGTGATGGGTCCACAAATGCCCGTCAATGGTATTCAATCCCAGACACCTTCTTCTAACTGCAATGAGCCAAGCAATTTAAATCCATCCGACCTTTTACCGAAGGACATGCACAGTGAATGGTCCGATGTCAATCCAGCTTCTAATGATTTAAAGAATGTAAACCTGTTGACTGCAAACCAGATGATAGGTATCAATACCGTAAGTAGTAGTTTAAGGAATGCAAATTATCAGGAACGTTCTGAACCTATCATTCCAAAAACGGATGTGGGTCCATGGTATCATAGCACGATAGAACCTGATTTATACCGAAGACCTTTAGAAATTGGAGAAAAATAATAAAAATAGAGTGTTACTATATAATGTCAAAAGATACAATATTTATCGTCATGATGGTTGGATTTATTCTTTTTATTTGTTACAAATTGTATTATGATTCAGATATGTTTCAATTGAAATGTATCGTATCAACCGTAGATGGAGATAAATATTGTGTAAGAGAACGAGAGAATGTACAGTCTGCCGTAGACCTTTTAGCAAAAACCACTGAAAAAATGGTGGCTCTTGTAGAGTATTTAAAAACAAACGATTCAGAAGATAGTAGAGTCAAACGTCTCGTTAAAAATTTCAAGTCCTCTAAAATTGTAGAAACCTTACCTACGAGCGAATATACAGCGTATAGTGAGAACAAAGGAAAAAAAATAGCCTTTTGTTTAAACGAGAAAAAAGAGAACAATGACCATTTGATTGATGAACATACATTAATGTTTGTGGCGATTCATGAAATGGCTCACGTGGCAAGTAAATCTATAGGACATGACAAAGAATTCTGGACTAATTTCAAATATTTACTACAAAAAGCTGATGAAGCGAATATTCATAAGCCGGTAAATTATCGTAATGAAAATAAAGAATACTGTGGAATGAACATTACAGACAATCCATATTTTTCATAGATATAGTATATAGATGGTTATTTGGATTGCATTGTTTCTACTTCTCCTGACTTTTATACGTAGACTAGAAGGATTTGACCCATTTTTACCAGACACGCGTCCAGAAGACTATCCAGACCAAACCTTTAGTGCTGATTTAATCTTAGCGGAGAAGTATACTCAGAAGCTTTTAAACAAAACAGACGACGAAGAGAAGAAAAAATATTTGACAGACTTTTTAAATCTACTTCAATTTATATGATTCAGATTTGGATAGCCTTAATTGTATTTTTTATTCTGTTTTTATTTCCTATAAAAGAAGGATTTGAACAAGATAGTATGACTCTTATTATAGAGTCTCTTGTGTCTGCTTGGAAAGATAGACGTATGAGACCAGACCAAAAGATTGCTATAGAAGATGCCTTGAGATATGCAACATTTATAAAAAATCTATAGTCTATATATGATTCTTTTACTTTTAAGTATTTTAATACTTCTTCTTTGTTTTATTCCAAAGTATAAAGAAGGATTTTACAGTGATACCAATACGGTTACTGCATCTTCTTCTCTAACGAGTTTAAAAAAAAATATAGAGAACACAAAAAAACATCTGATTGGAATTAAGAATAATAAAGATAAATTTGATACAACCGAAATTATCTCAAAATTACAGCCTATTTTGAAATCAAACAAAGATTCGTTATATACCAAGGGTATAGTAGATGAAGTGCAAACAATTGTGAACGAACTATCGTTATTGCAAGAAGATTTTGATTCAATCAAAAAATATTACAATTATATAGATGACATAAATAAACAGTATGACGTCTATATAGAAAAAATAGATAAAATTGCAGAATTATTGACTCATATACCCAATGAGACAGCTCGCTAATGATTATAACAGATTCAAAACTATTGGATATAAATTAAATATTCCATAGTTAATATCTATTTTATTATATATGAACTATGAATTAACTTTCATTCATCTCAATGGAAGAGAAGAAGTATCCTATCCACTTACGATTTATAAGGATGATACGATTGATAACGTAAAGTCAAAGTTGTCTGAAGTACTTGAAAATAAAAACATAGCCGAATATTATCTTTTTGCAAAAAAGAAAACGGTCTTGAATCCTTATGATATGTATAAAAAACTATCGTTTCAGAATACCAAGCCTATCAGCTATGACGTGTTTTCTTCCTTTTGTCTCAACCACGAATTACATATACCTGAAAAAAAAGAAACTTATGAACTAGACGATTTCCTAGAATTAGAAACCTCTGTGATTTCTGTGTTTCCTATCGGTATTGTTCACGACACTCCCTTTGTAGTCAATCCGTTTCAAAACGAGTTGAATCAATTGGAAGATTCAGGAACTTCTTCTAAACTGTTATGGATTTCTCTGCCTGAAATCTTAGACAATACCGTCTATGTTTGTTTCTCAGAGGACGTCTATCGTTATTCTTTAGATGAAGGTCTTGAAATATCTAATGTCTTTAATGTCTATTATCCTTATTTATTCTCTTACATGTTCAAAGAACAAAAAATAGCCACTCAGGTATCTTACGATGATTACAACAAGGTCATTGATTTTCATCATAAAATTTACAAGCCCGAAAGTATATTATCAGACGGTATTACCAGTTTGTATTTTGTCATGTATACGCTACAGCCATTTCAATTTCCATTGGATATTTTTTTCAAACTCTTTCAATCTACGGTCAAATATCCATACATCAAATTAAACGGCATAAAAACAAACGAAAATATTTATCGTTTCTATTGTAATCAGTATAGTGAACATGGAAACAAACTGCCTTATTTAAGAAAACGAACCATTTTGAAATATGCCCGCGTGATAAACAAGAATAGTATTTCTTATTTGTTTTATCATAGAGACATTCCCATTTACCTTATTTTAGATAAAAAAGGACATTTGTATTTTCATTTAGACCAGATACCTTTTCTATCTATTCCAAAGATTGAAGAAATTCTAAAGAGTACGATGAATGATTTTACAAACAAGCTTCTTGAATATTTTGACCCATCGCATAAAATTTTTACTTCATTTGAAAGCTTACATCAGTCCAACATTTCTATTCTAGATATGAAATACAAGTGTATTTATCCAAAAGAAGGCAAGTTGAATGTAAAAAAGTTTATGACGTGTTTATCCCCTATTTTTAATTTTATAGAGGAAAAAGATAAGATTACTTTACGCTACAAACGTGTATCCAATTACAACGAGTCCCAAAGTAAGGATGCGTATCTCATAGAGTCTTTTAACAAGAATATACCCATTGAAGAAATCATTCAAGTTTTTTCCGCCAATTTCATGAAACATAACGATAAAGCAGCCGCGGACTATGTACAAGACTTCTTTTCTACCATTGAAATAGAAGAAAAACAAAACAATCTTAGACGTGTAAAAATAAATCCAGGGTTTTTAGTGGAAATAGATAAAAAAGAAAACTTGGAAGTCACCGTTCATTTCATAGACAATATTCAATATATCCCCTTTATTAAATTATATATTACGAATCTTATTTTGATTTCACAAGGTATTGTCTCGGATAATGGAACATGTAAAAAAGTACAAGAAATCAAGATTACCGAAATAAAGCAAGAAATTGTAGAAGAAGACGATGTTGAATTTAGGATGGATGATGAGTTGGAGGAAATAGATGAACCTGAAGATATGGAAGCCTTGCCTGATATGGATTCTCCGGAATCTTCCTTGACTGAACCTTCCGCAAATCCCGAAGCGGAAGAAGCTGAAGAATCCGTTCAGTTGACCGAACCGTCTGCAAACAATCAGGAAGAAGAACCTGAAGAAGAATCTGCGAATGAACCTTCCGTGAAGAATTCAAACAAGTCTTCGTCACTAGAAGCACCGGAGGATGAAGAATCTGCGAATGAACCTTCCGTGAAGAATTCAAACAAGTCTTCGTCACTAGAA